ATACACACCCCTCGCATATTCCAACGACGGCATGGACGGCCGTCTGGCAAATATCTTCTTGGCGGACGAGGCCGGCGCGCTGGACAGCTATCCGGTGGAGGCCATGCGATCTTCTCAGATCACCCTCGTCAACAAGCTGGGCATTATCATTTCCACGCAGTACCCCAACGACAATAACGTGATGATCGATGAGATCGACATTGCGAAAAAAGTTCTGGATGAGGTGCTGGACAAAGAGAACGTCTTCGCGCTGCTCTATGAGCCAGATGACGCGCTCCGGAAAAAGTGGGAGACCGATGACCTGGTCATCTACCAGGCAAACCCTGTTGCGGTGAACAACAAAGAGGTCTTTGAGTCGATCAAGGATCTCCGGGCCATGGCCATTCTCTACGAAAACAAGCGGGAGAACTTCCTCTGTAAGCACTGCAACATCATGTACAAGGGCCTGGGCGTCGAGGGCTATGTGGACGTGCAGAAGGTCAAGCGCTGCCGGATCACTGAGGATCTGGCCTTCTGGCGGGGCCGCCGTGTTTGGGTAGGCTTCGACCTGTCCCAGACGGACGACAACACGTCCGTGGCCATGGTGACAGAGGCGGACGGGGTGATCCACGCCAAGGTGTGGGGTATCCTGCCGAAAGACCGCATCGAGGTCAAATCCAAGAAAGAGAATGTGGACTACAAGAAGCTGATTGCCTCCGGCAACTGCTTTGCCGAGGGTGAGGAGGTCATCGACTACGGCTTCGTGGAGCGGTGGATCCTGGGCATGGCCGAGAAGTACGGCGTGGAGGTCATGCAGATCGGCTATGACCGTTATAACGCCATCTCGACCGTGCAGAAACTGGAGGCCGCTGGCATGGAATGCGTGGAAGTGAAGCAGCACTCATCGGTGCTGCATCCGCCCACCAAGCTGCTCCGTGAGGCGATCCTGAAGAAGGAATTTGCCTACGACGAGAACCGACTGCTGGAGATCAACTTCCAGAATGCGCGGTGCACAGAGGATACGAACCTGAATAAATACGTGAACAAGAAGAGATCTGCCGGCAAGGTGGATATGGTCGTTTCCATCATCATTGCCGTATATCTGATGCAGCAGGCCATGCTGTTCGATAAATCGATGGACTGGGCAATCCAGACTTAACAGGAGGATACGCGCCGATGTGGCCATTCAAACGAAAAGAGAATAGGGCTGAAACCGCAGCGGTGGCCGGGGCTCCTACGATGGCGGATCTGATCCTGGCCATTATGCAGAGCGGGGGCTCGACCAGAGATAAGGCCATGCAGATCCCGACCATTTCCGGTTCCATTGACCTGATTGCCAATATCGTCGCCGCTACGCCGCTGGGCCTATACCGCGATGAGGGCGGAAAGGCCGTTGCCATCACCGATGATCCCCGTGTATTTCTGCTGAATGATGATACTGGCGACACGCTGAACGCAAACGAGTTCTGGCGGGCCATGATCCGGGACTACTATCTCGGCAAGGGCGGGTATGCCTACATCGATCGGAGCGACTTCGGAGAGTTCCGCAGCGTCCATTACATTGACGAGTCGAATATTTCCATCCTGAAGAACACAGATCCCATCTTCAAGGACTTCAATATCGCCGTCAACGGGGTTTCCTACTATCCGCACAACTTCCTGAAGATCCTCCGAAACACGAAGGACGGAGCCGAAGGGATGCCTATCACGAAGGAAAACAGCC